GATTATCTGTTCAAAGAGGGATGTTTGGAAGTCCGATACAGTTACATCCAGCAGGTACAGAAGTAAAAAGGTCAACTGATGACCCTATTGGTGGAGGTACTTGGGAAGAAGGAGAATATGAATTTACATATACTCTTGTAAATCAAACTGGGGATGAAACCCTACCACATACACCTGAATCTACTACAGCATTAATCGCTTTTACTAAATTCTTTCAAGATATTGATGTAAGAGTAAATATAGCAAGTGCATTTAGAAAAAGAGAAAAAGGATTTAGGGTATATACAAGAATTAAAGATAGTAATAATAGATGGATATTATTTTTAGATGCTGATTACCATAGAGGAGTAAGAACGAATTTATTTGAAGATTATACAAATTGGACTATAACAGGAGATGGAAGCGATGTATATGAGGCTTCTGGTACTTATGCTAAGGTAGAAGGACTGCAGTCTAAAGCTCCTTCATTAGATACTTATGAAAGTATTAATGGATACTCTCAAACAGAAAAAAGTATTTCTCTTGGTACGAAGGGGGGTTATAAAGCTGCAACTGTATGTTCACGAAGAGCTTGGATAGCAAATGTAAGAAAAGATGATGTAGTATATGATGATAGAATTTATTATAGTCCAGTTAATAAATTTGCAACATTTCCAGATACTTTTTATTTAGATATAGGAATTAATGACGGTGATTCTTTTACAGCATTACATAGCTTAGGAAATAGAATTTTAGCATTTAAACAAAATAAATTATATATAATTAATGTATCTTCTACGTCTGATGCTGGTTGGTATTTAGAAGGAGAGTATGATGGAGTTGGTTGTGAATATCAAGAATCTGTTGTAAAAACTCCATTTGGAGTATGTTGGGTTAATAATGATGGGGTATATTATTTTGATGGTCAAAATTTTCCTACAGAGTTATCATTGAAATTGAATGATAAAACTTGGAGAACAAATAGTTCAGCTAGACCAGCAATAGGATATAATAATAAATATAAACAATTAGTAGTCTGTCAAAATTCTGCTACAACATCAAGTGAACCATTTTATATTTATGATTTTACTACTCAAGGTTGGTCTATTACTAACTCTATGTCAAATGGAATGTCTAATTTCTTTTCAACATCTGATGGATTGTATTTTATAGAGTATGCTTCAGGTTCACATAATAAAACTATAAAATTATTAACAGGAGACCCAGGAACAAGTGCAATAGATTTGGTTACAAAAGATATAGACTTTGGTAATCCAGGGTTAGTAAAAAAGATTAAAAAGGTATATGTTACTGTTAAGGATGCAGGAGATTCAAATACTTTAACATTGAATTATAAGAGAGATAATCCAGGAAGTACTTCGTTTGATAGTACAACAGAAGGAGCAACAAGTATTAATAGTACTAATTATTCTGTCAAATCTTATACTGTAAATGGAGATTGTGAATCAATACAATTACAGTTAGTATCAGCTGCATCAAAATCAATTACAATTAGTGATATAAATATAGATTATAGATTAACTAATAAGAGACCTTCATAGTGCCAGGTTCAGGGAATCACAATGTAAATGGAATTGACTCTTTCTTTAAAGTTAGACCATCTCGTTCAAATATTAGAGAAGGTGAAACTGTTTCTTTCCTAGAAAAAGGAAAATTAATTAAGTTAGAAAAAAGAAATGGTGTTGTTTATGAAACTTCTTTTGTAGAACAAGGCAAAAAAGATATTGTAACAACTAGAGATGTAATTACAAGTTCAACTGGAGGACAGGCTACTGCTATGGGAGGAGCAGATATTACTGCTGTTATAGCAGGAACTGGATTAGATGGTGGAACATTGTCTGGACCAGCAACATTATCTGTTAGTGCAGCTCAAACAACTATTACTTCTATATTAGCAACTGATGTTAAGATAGGAGAAGATGACCAAACAAAGATTGATTTTGAAACAGCAGATACAATTAACTTTTATGCTGGTAATGAAAAACAATTAATTCTTACAGATGGTGCTTTAACACCAGGTGCTGATAATATACTTGATTTAGGTTCGTCTGGAGTAGAATTTAAAGATGCTTATTTTGACGGAACAGTAACTTCAGATGCGTTTTCAGGTCCTTTAACAGGGAATGTTACAGGAAACGTAAGTGGAACAGCAGCTACAGTAACAGGTGCAGCACAAACTAATATTACAAGCCTTGGAACATTGACAGCTTTAACAGTTGATAATCTTGGTATTAATGGTAACACTATTACAGCAAACTCTGGTGCAGTAAATATTACACCTGCTTCTGGTTCTGCAATTTTATTAGATGGAACAATTAGTGTAGATGCAGGAGTAGTAACAGGAGCAACAAGTGTTACATCTACTGCTTTTGTAGGCGATATAACAGGAGATGTTACTGGAAATGCAGATACTGCAACACTTGCTACTAGTTTTACTGCATCTGCTAACAATTCAACAGATGAAACAGTTTATCCAGTCTTTGTAGATGGAGCAACAGGAACACAAGGAGCTGAAACAGATACAGGATTAACTTATAATCCAAGTTCAGGAATCTTAACTTCTACACAATTTACAGGAGCTTTAAGTGGTAATGCTTCTACTGCTACTGCTTTAGCTACAGGTAGAGATATATCTTTAACTGGAGATGTTACTGGTACAACTGCTTCAACATTTGATGGAACAGGAAATGTAAGTATTGCTGCAACTATTGCTAGTACAGCTGTTGAAGGTTCTATGTTAAATGACAATGTAATTAGTGGACAAGGTGCTTTAGGTAGTGCATCAGTAGCACAAGCTGATTTATTTATGATGGATGACGGTCCAGGTACACTTAAAAAAATTACATTTTCTAACTTAGAAGATAGTGTATTTGGAAATGTTAGTGGAGATATTTTAATAGCAGCTGGTGGAGCAGCAACAATACAAGCAAATTCAGTAGCACTTACTACAGATACGACAGGAAATTATGTTTCTACGATTACAGGAGGAACAGGATTAACTTCTACAGGAGCAACAAGTGGAGAAGGAATCGCACATAGTTTAAGTGTAGATGCTTCTCAAACACAAATTACAAGTGTTGGAGCTTTAAATGCAGGTTCAATTACAAGTGGATTTGGAGCAATAGATATTGGTTCAAGCAATTTAACTGCAGGAGGAACAACTTCATTAAAAGCAACTTCCTTTAATGAATTTGATATTACGAATGTAGGAGATATAGCATTAGATTCTATTAGTGCAGATGGAACAACAGTAAATGTTGCAATAACAGATAATACATCAGATGCTTTTACAATTAAACAAGGTTCAGATAAATACTTTGCTGTTAATACTAGTAATAGTGGTGAAAATGTAGCCATAGGTACTGGAATTGATGGTTCAAGTATTACCATTGGTCATACAACATCAGAAACAACTATAGCAGATAATCTTACTATTACAGGAGACTTAAAGGTTAATGGAAGTACAGTAACACAAAATGTTGATACAATGACTATTAATGACCCTATTATAACATTACAAACGGCAGACAATGGAGCAAACTTAGGAGCAGATACTAATAAGGATGTTGGACTTGCTATGTTTTGGCATAATGGTTCAGCTCCAAAGACTGCATTCTTAGGATTTGATGATTCAGCAGGTAAATTAACATTTGTTCCTGATGCAACTATATCATCTGAAGTTGTAAGTGGAAGTGCAGGAACGATTGTAGCAGCTTTAGAAGGAAATGCAAGTACTGCAACAGCATTAGCATCATCTGGAACAATTACATTTACAGGAGATGTGGTAGGTGGTAGTACTCCAACATATACAAGTGGTGGTAATTTAAGTATTGCAATGACTATTCAAGCAGATAGTGTAGCATTAGGAACTGATACTACAGGAAATTATATGCTTGATGTAGCTGTGGGAACTGGATTAGATGTTTCACACTCAGCTTCAGAAGGTTCAACAGCTACTATTTCATTAGACTTATCTGAGGTTGCAGATATGGATGACGCAATGGTAGATGCTGATGAATTTATCGTATTAGATGGTGGAACTCAAAAAAGAAAATTATTCTCAGAAATAGAAGCATTGTGGGAACACGATAAATTAAATGGTTTTGTTGCTAATGAGCATTTAGATTGGACTGCAGACCAAGGTGGTACTAATATTCATAGTGGTAATTATACAAATACTAGCGAAGCTACTACTTTTCAATTAGAAGATGGAGATGGCACTGAAGTTACTATTTCTCACGGCAAAGAAGTTAAATTTGTTGAGGGTGCTGGTATTGATATTAATTGGACAGATGAAACTCCAGGAAGTGATGCAGACCCATATGATTTAACATTTACAGTTGACCACGATGCAGCTACTAACTTTGTATCTACAGAACACGTAGACCACGCTGGTGTAACTATGACAGCAGGAGATGGACTATCAGGTGGTGGCAATATTACTGCCACAAGAACATTAGCTTTTGATGGTTCAGATTTAACTGATATGACAGAAGGAATGCTTACAGCAGATGAGTTTGTTGTATTAGATGGTAGCAATTCAAGAAGAAAAGCAGCAGGAGAAATAGGATTAAGTATTTTTAATAATGATTCTGGTTTTACAACTAACGCTGGAGATATTACAGGTGTAACTGCTGGAACAGGTTTAAGTGGTGGTGGCACAAGTGGTGGTGTTACTCTTAATCTTGATGTCGGAGATATAGGACTTGTAGGAGATGGTAGTTTAGATAGTGCTACTAACACAGCAGCAGAA